TTAAATACTAATACTACAGGTTGTTTACCATATGCCTTACCCTTCTCAGGTTTAAATTTAGGTTGTCTAAATCCTTTAGGTGGTATTTGTTCTACTTTTAAAGGACCATTGGCAAATTTAGTTTTATCATAATGCCATACTGAAGTCCATCCTAATTCGGGTTTTGATGGGACTTCATAACATGTTTGAGTATATTTAGTTAATACTTCTTCTTGTTCTTTTGGTCTTCCTCTACTCATATTTATTTTCTATTATTTTTTGATACAAAATCTCCTTCATCATATGATTTTAATATATGACATTGTTTACATAATAACTGATAATTAGAAGGTTGTTCACCCTCTAATATATGTTTAGTATTAGAATCAATATGGTCAACATCATATAAACCTGCTATTTGTTTTAAAGGTCTATCTGGGAAGTATGTTTTAGCATCATAACCACAACCTTCGCATTTTAATTCATTACTTACCACTTTTTCTACCTTATACATTAAATGAGGCCTTGAAGGGGCATTTGAAGCATATTTCTTATATTGAATATGTGTAGGACAATAGACATATTTTTGGGATTTATTGTAATATTCTGTCTCGCTATTACACCAAGTAACCTTACACATTATAATCCAGCTCTCATTGCAAATTGCTTTCCTCGAACATTCATTCGACCATCTAGCTCTTTGTATTTGTTAGTAACTAACTCATCTCTAATTTGTTCGAACTTGCAATCAGCAATATTCCAATTACGTGATTTAGCTTCTTTAATACCAGCAGGTATTGTTTGAACTCTAAATTGATTGTTTCTTTTTAACTTTGAATTTTGAACTTGATAAAACATAAAACCTTTATTTTTAATTAATTAATGAAACTTCGTGTCCCACTTATGTGTAAATATACGCAAGATATCCTGGTTCCTCGCACTCTTTCAGCTTACTTTTTCATTTGTTTTGATTCCAAATGACGAGACATTAATTGTTGTTGATGTTTACAACCCTTACTTTTATCCTTAGCCATCCAACTTCCGGGGCATGAGCATGTGTATTTACGTGATCCATCTATGGCTATATATTCTTTCGTAGTATAAACCTTGTCATTACTGGATGATTTGAAGGTATGTTCAAATATTTCTGCTCGTTTAACTTTAGGTTTAATCCATTTTATATCGTTTAATTCGGTTTCAGGTAATACTTCTATCCAACCAGGCATTATGTATTTTTTACCTCCTAAACTAACTAAACTTGGTGGGTTGAGTTCGTGTTTATATTCATACTTGAATACACTTACACCCACATAACTACCTAAGCCCTTTGGATTAATTCCAAATGCTTTACCAGTAGGCCAAGGTATTATCCTTGTTCTAATGTTACCATGTTTGTTGTAATTTGAAAATTCGTATAGCATAACCTTTATTTTATACGTGAATATACAAACCCTATTCCGGGTAGCCTAATTTTTAATCCATTATCTTTAAACAGTTATACTTAAAGTTATACCCCCAGTAGCTCTTAAATAAGAAGAACTTATAGCCACATCAGTATTAGGGGTGAATTGGTATATACCCCCACCTTCAGGAATTATTATGGAAGAAATATAAGATGAGGTAATTAAAGTATCTGAGTCAAGATCAGAAAATGAAGAATATAAACCCAGGGCATTAGTAGGTTGTCCTGCATATGAACCACTATAATTCTTAACGGTTTCTATAGTAAAGTACGCAGAACCCGTACTAGTAGTATTACTAATAGAAAAAACATAAGAAACCCCCCCGGTTAATGCTTCAATAGGTGTTCCTTCTTGGTTTAACTGATCTGCTGTGTAAGATGCCATAATTTTATTTTATTATAAATATAGATCATATCCAGAAAATTGCTGCATATATGTAGTTATTTTTATACCATTACCATCTTTTCTAACTTTACCAGTTCTAAACCATTTTTTAACACTACCTGCTCCACCTAAATGAGCAGCAGCTAATAATCCTGATTCTGTTACTAATATACCATGTATTATTTGACCCTCATATTCATTAATGTATTTTTTAAGATACTTTTTATTAGTTTGAAGTAATTTATACATTGCTTCCTCTTGTATTTCAGGTGAATTAAGGAATTCTTCTTTACTTATTTTAAAACCTAAACCTCGGAGTGTTCGTTTTCCAAATTGGTATTTACCCATATAACCAAAACGATTTACAATATCATATCTGTTACCTGATTCTTTAAATCCTATTGCTTTTAGAAATTCTGAATGTGAATTGGATTTTAATTCAATATGATGTACCATTAACGGTTCAGTTTCAATAATAGCTATACCTTTAACGGGTAGTTCTATTATTGGATTTATTATTTTAGCTCTATAACCTTTAAAAGCTAATAAAAATATAGATAGGAATAGTACTCCAACTTTAATTACATTTTTCATAATTAAGATTTTGATTTTAAATAGTCTAAAGCCTTAACAATTTTTTGACAACGTTCATAATCCTCATATTCTTCCATTGCAACCAAATTTTGTTCTAACGTCTCAGCTATATCAGGTCGATCAATTATAATATCGTAAAACATATCTGTATCCTTAGTATAAATTGATACTATTGGAATTTCTTTTATTTTTGTTTTGAGATTTTTTAATGCTATATCTGTAATTAAATTATTTAATTCTTTTCTACCATAAGTAAAGATATCTTGAATTTCATTTTCACTTTCAAATTCCCATTTGTGTTTAAATTCCATAATTTTATATTTTAGTTACTTTTAATTTTAATTAACCAACCCCATTTTATACCATTTGTTATTCTATTTTTAATAGTACCCCAATCACCTATTTTTTCACAGTATTTAAAGTCTCTCAATATTTGTTCTTCCCTTTGCCTACAACGATCCCATTCATCTGTTATTATAATTTGATATGTTATATTTTTGTAGGTGTAAGTAGTCATATTAAAAATTATCTAAAAAATCCCCTTTAAGTGGTTTACCTTTTAATTTTTGATATTTCTCATCCGATTTTAGGGTTTTTGATGCTAATTTTTCTAAATGTTTAGATTTTTGTTTATCATAATTTTTAACTATTTTATTATGTTTTTTATGTTTCATTAGATTCTACTTATATATTGGTTAGTATCGTCTTCATCATTATCTAAACCTAATTCCTTTAAACGTTGTAAGTGGTAATCATCTACTTCAAATTCAACTTTTTCAGTAGTCCCAAAATGTTCTGTTTGGGATTCAATTTGTTTTTCATCATTTTTATTAAAAATATCCCCAACTTGTAAAAAATAATGGTTATAACATAATAATTGAACATTATCTGACCCATAATTATTACTATTTTTATCTTTAAAATGTAAAAGTAAAGGCATTTTATAATCTAATACCCTACGTTCTTTAAACTTACATATAGAACATTCTTCTGATATATATCCTTGTTCTATTAAAGCGTATTTTAATTTATTAGGATTGAAAGAAGCAGCGGATATTCTCCCTTCAATTATTTCTAACATATGGGGCATTTTTTTAGACCCCTTTAAGAATTTAGGTACACCCTTACCAGCCTGGTTTTTATGGCTTTCAAATAAATTGTATAGTTTAGCATACCTTTTATAATGTTGGTAAGAAACATGGAGATAACGTGCAGCACTCATATTAGACAATGTCTTAGCTTGTGCTGCTAGTATTTGTTCCTTACTTAATGGTTTTGCTTTAGGCATTTACATTTATTTAGGGTCAATTATTGTAACAGGACCATAAAGGTTTTTTTCATCTTTGTCCATATTTTGCATTTCTGCTTTATTTAATTTTTTAAGACCTTTTAAAGCTCTCTCATTATTCTGGTATGATTTATATTCTGCATCATCCATAATTATAGTTTCAACCCAAGTATGGTCACCTTCTCCCATTAATATTGGAACACCATGTTTGGGTTTAATCCTATTACCAGATTCTGAGCATTTGACACAGAAATTATACCCATATTGGGTTAATCTTAATTCAGGCATGTCCTCACCGCATGGGGTGCAGGGTATCATTTTATATTCCATGTAAGTTTTTATTTATGGGTGAATATACGAATAAGTATTGGGGGAACCAACTAAGTTACAGCTCTTCCTTTCATTTTTTCCCAATCTCTATGGGTACGAACTTCAGAATTCTTTTGGTGAGTACTAATTAACATTTCAGGAAATATACCCAAATTTTCAGCAACCGAGATTAATGCCTGAACATCCTTTGGGAAGCAATGCCCACCATAACCAAAGTCACCATCTGGTCCTGGTACATTCCAGTGTGATTTACCTAAACGTTCATCATAACAAGCATATTCAATTACTTTGTCGTAATCAACATTTAACCCATTACATATTTGATACATTTCATTTGCAAATGATACTTTGGTTGCCAAAAAACTATTAGTAACATATTTAACCATTTCAGCATATGTTGAATCGGTTTTAACTATAGTTGCTTTAGGAAATACTTTAGAATATATAGTTTTTAACTTAGTAGTAGAATTTCTAGGCCCACCTAATATAATTCGGGTTTGGTTTTCAAAATCTTGTACTGCATTTGCTTCAGTTAAAAACTCAGGATTAAATACAACATCAATTGATTTAAATTGTTTATTCCATTTAGATGTAGTACCAGGGGGTATAGTTGATTTAATAACTACTGTTTTAGCAACTCCAAATTCAAATACACGTTTAATAGCTGCCTCAACTATATCTGTATGGCAACTACCATCTTCATTCATTGGTGTTGGTAAGCATATAAATATAATATCGTTATCTAATGTTTCCTGTTCACTACTATTACAATATACCATACCTTTGATATCAAATGTTTTGATATTATAATAATTTTTAAACTTTTGGTAAATGGCATTACCTACAAATCCTTGCCCTATAATTCCTATGTTCATAACTAATTTTTCCAAAATGAGTAAATTCCTTTTTCTAATTCATATTTAGACCACACAAACCTATCCCTCATAGGTTGTTTTTTAGCCCACTCCCACATTTGGGTTAAACCATCATACATTGATGTTTTATGTTTAAACCCTAAAATATCTACTGATTTCTGGTATGTGGGGATTGAGTGTTTAACTTCGTGTCTAGGTTCTAGATGGGTTATTTTACCTTCTCCTATAATTTCTCTTAAAATAATAGATGCTTCTTTTATAGATACTTCTTCAATACCTCCTAAATTAATTATTTCTTTACTAGCTTCAGGTTTAATAGCAGCATTCCATAATGGTTCTAATGAATCATCAATAAAACTAAATGCTCGTGTTTGTTCACCATCTCCAAATATAGTCATATCCATTCCATTCAAATGTTGGTACATCCAAATACCAAGAACATTTCTATACTTATCCCAAATATTTTGTTTGATACCATATACATTATGAGGTCGAATAATACAATAATCTAAACCATGTTGCTCATTTGCAATTTGAATATCCATCTCACAAGCATACTTTGCAACTCCATAAGGGTCTATTGGTGCTTGTTGTTGAGTTTCATCAAATATACCTCCATCTCCATGTCCATATACTGCTAAAGTTGACGTAAATACCAACCTTTTAACGTTAGTCTTTATACATTCATTAACTATGCGGGCTGTTGCTTTTAGATTGTTATCATAGTTATACCCACGTATAAAAGGTGATAATCCTTCGGCAGCATAAGCTGCAAAATGAAAAACATAATCAAATTGATTTACTTCAAAACAATTTTCAATAGGGTGGTTTACTAAATCCATTTGCCAAAAGTCAACTTTTGGATTAATGTTTTCTTCAAAACCACCACTTAAATCATCTAATCCTACTACCTTATATTCTGGTTTGTTTTCAATTATCCAATCAGCTAATCTGCTTCCTAATAAACCTGCTACTCCTGTAATTAAAACTTTTTTACTCATATTTTGTTCCAAATTGATATTTTCTTCCAGTTAACAAATGGTGATAACCAGGCTGTTTCCCCATGGGTTGAATAACCTGGTAATGGGGTTATTAATAATTCATTATTTTCCCTTAATTCTAGGAACATTTGAAAATCATTAGGATGGGTTTCTGATGTATGTTTCCTAATAATTTCTTCGTTCTTTTTTAAAGTACTAACTTTGGCTGCAAATGTCATAGTTGTACTATTTGTTATTTTCCAATGTACGGAATCTGTTTTATATACCCTAGTATCTTCAGCTCCTCCTTCACAATATGGATTACCTCCTTTACTAGGTCCTATATACTTATCTGGGTGATCATATAGTGAGACAAATGATGCCCCTAATTCAAATGCTTCTTGGATTATTTTTTGAGAGCCTGGTTTATGAAGGTAATCATTTTCTAAAAAATAAACAATTTCATCATCATCATAAGTTAAAGCTTCATCTAACGCCAAATTAAATGTTGCCGCCCCATTACCTTTTTCAGTATATAAAATACAATTTCGTGTTACATACTTTTGAATCATATTATTAGTATCTTCCGATACATTATCTGCTATAACACTCCAAATGGAATCATCAAATTCTTTAGTAGCATTTGCTAAACAATTTTCATTGTTGATATAATCAGGTTTTACTTTATTATAACCCGTATCTGATATTCTGTATATTATTCTCATTTACGTTTTATAATTGTAAATCCATTATTATTTTCATATCTTTTTTGTAACTCCCACGTATCTGAATTTTCATTAAGAAATTCTGTGACTGCATCCCATAAACCTTTACCTTCAGTTAACTTACCAACCCACTTATGATCTGATGTAGTTGATTCACCATGGTGGGCAAAACTTGTAGTATCATGGAAGCAAATATACTTTCTTGCTTTATTAGCATGTATTCTTAATTCTTCTTTTAATTGGTCATAAACATGCCAAGTATCAATAAATAATAAGTCAGTTTCTTCAATTTCAATTTCACATACATCTGCTTCTATAAATTTAAACTTAATATTATAAGCTTCTGCTGTATCTGATACGTCTTTGATAGGATCATTATTTTCTCCTAACCAGTATTTAGGATTATAAAGGTCATAAGAAATTAACCCATCTTTAGGCGCTCCAGCTAACCAAGCCCAGGTTGAAACTACTGTTCTAACTCCCATTTCAGTTATGTGATCGCATTCTTGTGCTAATTCTACAATAACCGGGATATGTTCATTAATATCGGATGGAAAATTGTAAATTTGGTTAACTTTTTGTTCTAAATCGTATATCATAGCTTTTAATTGAATTTAATACCCTTTATAGTTATACCATGTTTGGGGTTATGTGAATTATTTTTAAATAATTGGGGTGGAATACCCCATTTGTACATAAAAGTTTGAGCTGCCGGATTTTCAGATGCTTTAAACCTATCTGCTTCTTTACCATTTTTAGTTGCTGTACTACCAAAGTGGTATAAATGTGCTCCTAATGTTCTAATAAAATTAAACCCAATTAAATCTAATTTTAAAAAGAAGTCCCAATCACAAATAAATGGAGATTGGTACATTGTATCAAACCCCCCAACAGCCATATAATATTTTTTCAACATAGCAAATGGGAATATACCACCCTCAAGCGTTAATTCATCTTCTTTAATTGAATCCTCATATCTAATAAATTCATCATATTTAAATTCTTTAGGTGTGCGACCAAAATCTTTAACGGGGAAGTTGAATATACCTGGACCCGTAGGTTCAATTTGATTTAATGTCATTACTGTCATTTCACCAAAGTCAGATGCTATTTCTAAATCAAAATCTTTACAAAAAACATTATCATCATTTACAATAAATATTTTTTCATTGGTGGCGTTCATTACACCTAAGTTAAGTGCTGTTTGCATACCTTGATTTTCCCCTAAATCTAAAATACTAATATGTTCTTTATACTTATCTAGAATATGTTGACTTTCTTCAATAAAACCATCTACAGCTACAATTATTTCATTCTTATAATGTTGCTGTTCAATACATGATTTTAAACATATATCTAAATATTCTGGATTCCTATATGTTGGGATTATTATACTAATCATAATGTGTTGTAATAATTATTTTGTTTTTCTTGACGTTCAATATCTTTTGGGTGGTATAGAGCTAATTCTTCTTGAGAAGGTAGTGCAGCATAGGTTTTAAACCCTTCTAATCTTTCATGTACTTTATTTACCCATTTTATCTCTGGTTTGTTCTTCCAGATTCTCCATTGATAGTCAGGCCAATTAACTCTTCCTTCATCATCAATATTCCATCTCCATTTAGTAACATGTTCTTGAGTTAGTCCAGATACAGTATTTACTCTAGGAACTAAAAATACTTCATTATCGGGATTACTTTCTAATATACCTTTTAAATTACTAAGTAACACTTCGTTAGGTATCTCATCTGCATCTATCTGAAAAATGTAATCTCCTGAACAGTATGATGTTAGTTTATTTTTCCAGTTAGCAAAATGGCCTTCAAATGATCCTTTATGCCAACTAAAAGTACTATTAACTGGTTTAGCTCTTAAATATTCCTCGATTTTTTCGTCACCATTATTTGAATCATATAATATTATAATTTCATCTTGATCTTCTTTATATTCCAAAAGAAAAGCGACTAATCTTTGAATCTCTTCGTATTCATTACAAACGGTGAGAGCGTATGAAATTTTTATTCCCATAATTCTATATACTTACAATTTAAGTGTTTTATTATTCGTTCTTTTCTAATTTTATCTTTTGCCCGGTGTTTTGGGGTTTTATGGTGTTTTTCCATATATTCTATAACCACATTTCCCTCAATATAATAACCATCTACCCAATATCCAAGCTCTTTTATAAAATATTCACCTCCATTTATAGCAGTTTGAAAATTATATCCATGTTTTTCTCCATATTCTAGTATTTTTTTACACCCTTCAACATTAAACATAGGACCTTGTATCCAATCTTTAACCCATTTGGATCTAATTAATCTATGAGAAGTTGATATTTTTTCTTTTGTTACTGGGGAATGGGATTTACCTAAATTATTTTTATGACCAGGTTGGAATGTTCCTTCAACATTTTTAAAATAACATCTTTGACTACAATATTTTTGGTAAGGTTGACCTGATATCCAGAATTCTGTACCACATTCTAAACAATTTGTAGGAGGTCTTTGTTTTTCAAAACACTCTCTACTACAATATTTCCTATCAGCAGATGGGTAACATTTGAATTCTTTAGAACATTTTTCACATTGTTTTTTCATAATAAAAAAAACCTAAAGGCTTTCGAGGTCGTGCGACTCTACTCACCAATAGGTTTTATAAGTTTTGTATAATAGTAGGCACGACTCTACGTTTATTATACATATTAACCCTATTCAGGAAGTACACCTATGTAGCTTAAGGCCTCCATATAATCACGTTCATTAAAACGCTTTATAGTAGTCATATCAGGTTTTGTTTTTGTTTTATATTTTTCTTGGTCTTCTTTATTTAATTCTGTAGATTTAACAGCAGCCCATTGCCATGATTCTTTACTAGTACCTTCAGCAAAAACCATTCCGGTTTCAATATTAACACTGTTAGGGAGCCATACTAAACCTGTCTCTTCATCAGTCCAAGCTAAATCTTTATAAATTTCAGGAAGTAATTCAAATTGCTCTTTATAAAAATCACTATCGGGTTTCATTAAAGTATTACTCCAATAACCACAAGATAAACTATAAAAATTAGTGATTTCTTTACTTACTTCTATTCGGTAGCATAAATCACCACCGGATTTAGGGCATTGTATAATTTCGTCGTATTGCATTTTTTATAATTTTGGTGTTTGTAAACCCGGGAGGTTTAATTTGATTTCTTTTGGAAATTCTGGAATGTTTTTAAGTGTATTACTTACTAATTGTTTCATTGAGTCAAAATTAAATTCAGATTTGATTCTAAAGCCTTGTTTTTTACCACCAACAATATAATTTTTATAATTCTTTTTTACATCTTTATAAGCATCAATTGCGTGTTTAGTGCTTACTTGAAACCATTGTGTTTCTTTTAATAACCATTTATTAGCAGCAGATGAGTGAACATTTTCTAATTTCCCAGGTAATACTGTACAATTTTCAGTACTAATAAAATCCATATGTCCTGACCAACCTGTAGTAATAATAGGTTTTTTAGATAAACTAAATTCAGCCAATGGTCTACCATATCCTTCCCCTTTAGTTAAACTAACCATTGCTTTTACTTTAGGGTGGTTATATAACTCATTCATTTGAGTATCTGAAAGATTACCATTTAAAAGGTATACATTGGGTAACTTATCTGTTTTTTTGTAAGCCTTCTTAATTACATTAATTTTTTCTAAAAGAGCTTCTCTTCCTATATAACTATTTCTACCAGTAGATGCTTTTAAGATTAAAGCTGGAGGTTGAGGTGTATTTTTAAATGCATCAAAGAAATATTTAATAGTAACCCCTACATTTTTTCTATCATGACCATAATCCCCTTGCATCCAATGTCCTACAAATAAAAAACAAAATGATTCCTTTATAGAATTTAAATTTATATTAATTTCATTTTTATTAGATAAATGTTTATAAACATCTAAATTTACCCCTTCAAATATAGTATAAATGGGTTTTTCTAGTTTAGTAAAACCTACTTTTTGTTTCGTTTGAGGGTGAACCCTTTCAAAATTAACAGATTCAAATACTTCTTTACTATGATTAGATGAAACCCAGTTCATATCCATTCTATTTAAACCTTCAACCCAAGTTGGGTCACATCCTGTACTTTCAATACCTGCAGTACAACCAATGTTATATTTACCTATTGCCTGAAATTCATTAGGTATAGTTATTTGCATCCAAATATCGGGTTTGCTGTTTAAATTTTGTATTGAATAATCCCAAAGGAATGCCCATTCTTTATGATCCTTACAGAAATCAGTTGGGGTGTCACCCCATCTTTGGGGTAAAAGTTTAACATCATATTTGTCTAATTCAATAATAGCCTTAACTATATCTCTAGAACGTGCTCCATATCCACTGAAAGTATCAAATGGGCAGCTTATTACAAAACTTGGTTTATTCATTAGTATACTAATTTATGGTTTAAATATTTTCCTTTTTGTTGTGTTGCGTTAATTATCTCAAAATCTTCTCTTGGCTTCCAAGTTTTAAATAAGGTATCAAAAGCTTCTATTACTCTTTCCCCTTGTATTTTAGCTGTAAAACCAGCTTCATCACTTAAAGCCCATTCTCTACCTTTTAATCCTCTAGATTTTCTTTCTTCCCTACTTAAATTATAAACTTCTTTATACCTATCGGCAGCGTCTTCCCATTTACATCTATCATCATAGATGTAAGGTGTTGGAGGAGACCCTTGGATTGATCTTGAAGTTGGGTAAACTGGGAATACCCATTCACCATGTTTCTTATAAGTACCTCTATGGTTAGATGGTACATCTGGGGATGGTTCAAACCATTTACCATTTTCATCTTCAAATCTCATTTGATCTTGCATTCCTCCGGTTACATTAGCTATAAATGGGGTTCCTGCTAACATAGCTTCTGTAATGGTTAACCCCCAACCTTCATTTGAAGTTAATAATACTTGAGCATCAGCTATGTTATATAAAAAGTTTAAACCTTTTCTATCAAGTTTTTGAGTAGAAAATATAATACATTCTTCATATTTTTCCCCAAAAAGATATTCTGCTACTTTATTTAAATCTGTCCCATGTTGCGTAACCATCTCTGTATGTAATATAAACCTACACTTTAATGCTTTTTCTTCAGGTAAAGTATCTAAAAATGCTCTAAATGCTACTAGTGCATCTGGGATTTGTTTTCTTCTAATATTCCTTGAATTAAAAAATAGAATAAAATCAATATCCTCTTCTTTCCCTATCTTATTTTGTTTAAATTCTACCATTTCATTATATTGGTCATGATTTTTATCAATAGGAAAATAATGTGTATGGTCTAAACCATGGGGGATATATCTAAATACTCTATTATCATTGTTACAATCTTCTAAAACTAATTTATTAATATTAACAGTCTGTTTAGAAATACCCATTAACAAATCACATGCCTCATAATAAGGTTGGTTATACCTAGGTGCGGGATAATCATCCCAAATATTTAAATATGCTATAGGGCAGATTTTTCTAATTTGGTCTTCCATATTAAAAACATGAGTAAAATATCTTGGATCTGTAAACAACATCACAGCATCTGGTTTTTCTATGCTGAGGATTTGTTGGATTTCTTGTGAGCTTCCATACCCATCGACACAATATAAAAAGGTTTGAGCGTCATCTATTTTTGCATACTTTGAAGTATCAACACTTATATCTAACCTTTTACCTTTTTCAGGATGATTTATTGCTCCTGCGATGTTAACCCAGTTAAAATGGTGGGAAGTTGCTATAACGATTTCTTTAGCGATAGTAGCAACACCCGAGTGTACCCTAATATCATCACAAATCAGAACTATTTTTTTACGCTTGTCTTTTGGTAAATATTTAAAACTTTTATTCATTTCTTTTTTTATAATTCAATGTTAGTTTGGTTTGTAACTTTTTTTCTAAAATCTTCATCTGTAAGGTACAAAAAGATAGCACGATCTGCAAGTTTTTGGAATGAAAACTTTTTTCTTACACATTCAATTTTAAAATTTTCAAATAATTCACTTTGTACTTTAACACTAGTTAGTGTCATTTTTGCTTTATTAGTCATAATTTTTATTTTTTAATAACGTTTATTATACATATATAATTATATTAGTAGATTATCCCTTCCCCACAATTTTCTTTATCTTCTTTATAAGGGCAAAAATTACAATTCCATTTACTTACATTCTTGGGGTAATCAATATTTTTAATATCCCCCCCACTCATGAAACATTCTGTTATAAAATTATTAATAGCAGTTTTAGCCCTATTCAATTTAATTTTACCACTAGGGGGTGTAAACGTTTGTACTCTATATGCTTGATGGGGTGACATAATATTTTCATCATCCCAATCTAATACTTTTCTTTTTAAAATAAAAAACTCAATTTCAATTTTCTCAAGCGGGATATTATACTGCTCAGAAAAATATTGTTTATATAATAATAATTGAAATTGTTTATCTTCATTCTTTTTATCTTGGTCTCTCCAACCTCTAGTACTGGTTTTGATGTCGATTATTTTGAATGTATCTGTTGCTTCGTGGTATGTGACAATATCTAAATACCCCATGTATAGTATGTTGTTATACATTTTATTTGGTGCAACTACAATCGGTATTTCACAACCAACTAAATATGTACCTTTTTTACTAAAATAAGCACTACGTTTTTTCTTAAACCATTTTAAAATACCAATACCATCTTCATAAAACTCTCTCATCTCAGTAGCTGAGGAGAAATGTTCGTTTTTATTTGATTTGTATTGTTTTTGGTACTCGTCTATAAAAGTTTGTTGGAATTTATCTTCCATATCAATTTCTCTATCAGCAGCTGCAAATGATTTTTCATAAGCTACATCTAGGTAATTTTGTATTACTTCATGTATGGCTGTCCCAAATACAGTATGTATAGAAGATGTAAATCTCTTTATTTTATCTTTATACTGAAGTTTCCACCTATGGGGGCATCCTCTAAATATAGACATCTGAGAATATGATATATTCTTTTGATATGCATAATTAATAGGTGGAGGAGGATTATTTCTAATCTCTTTTACTATTTTTGGGATTTTTTTCGCCAAACTATTTTTTCCATTTATCGCGCCCAACTAAGAGCCCAATGATGCCATAATTGGCTATATCAATAAAAGTATCTTCCATTCCTTCACCTTCAACAAATGATCTACCATTAATTAATAGATTTTTTAAACGTGAAATTTTATCAGTTAATCTAATACATAACCCAGTTAGTGAGAATTGTTTATCATCGCTATTATTAACGATATCTCCGCCTAAAGCAATGTTATTCAATCCATAATCCATATGTTTAGCTGCAAACATTACATACATTTCGGCTTGAATTTGTTTGAATTCTTTAGACAGTTCTGGGTATTCTTTTTCAAATACTTTAATTGTTAATTTTTCTGAAACGCCTGATTTGGCATTCATAATTTCTCTATCGCTCATAACTTTTTCTAATTCCTTTCTTATTTCTGATTGTGCGTCAATGCCAAAATGGCTTGGGTTTTCCTCAAAATATTTCGATATTGAACTACCCATTTAGTTGTCCTTTAGTATCAAAATACTTATCTAATGCTCCTAATCTATCATCAGCATCAACTAACATAGTAAGGGCTTCTTCAGCATTTTTATAAAAGTCTCCAGTTGAATGATCTCCGATACCAACGGCTTTATTACCTAATAATTCAAGTGATAATAATGCTTTTGCTTTATCTGCTTGTGCAGATAAACGTAACATATTTACTAATTTGTTCATTTTAATAATGGTTTAATTTCTTTTTTATTTAATCCTCTATTCGTTAATATACGACTTATTTGTGTGATATCCAACAAAAGTATGGCTTCTTTTGCTTCTTTACTGGAGCATTTTAAGTGGTCTTTTAAATGATCTACTAATTCCTTGTTTGGTTGTTTTGTTTTTGGTTTAATATATTTATTCCATTTAGTGTTTTTAGGTATAAATTCTTTATAAACATTATAAATCATCACTTTTTCTTGTGGTGGTAATTCCTGAACATAATTAACCACTTCTAAGTGATTTTGGTCCATTGACATAAACCTGTGGATCATAAAACTATTCCAAACCTCCCAATCCTTTGGTGAAAAAGAATCAGAAGGAGGTTTGGTAGTATTAATTGCTTTTAACCAATCAAAAATAGAATTCATTTAGCAAAGCTCATCTTTGAGTTCATCTCTAAGTTCTAATGGGATTCCATCTTTTAAAATTTTACCACTTGTTGGGTCAAAGAAAACAGGAATTGGCATAATAGCATCGTTTTCTGTACCTGCTACAAATTTAGAAATTTTTCTTAAAATAATCCCAGATTGGAATAAACTTCCACCTTCTGAATTTTTGATACCTTCTGTATTATTAAGGTCAATTTGGGGTTGTTGAATTGGTTGTTCCATAATTTTTATTTATTGTTTATTATTTATTATTTATTAAATTTTGTATTAAAGAAGAGGCATTGATTTCCTTGTCAATTCGAAAATTTGCTTTATATTGGTGTTCATTTATTAAAATAGCAACTGAACCCTCCTTACCTGGGAGGTATTCAGATGCTCTTTCATATAATGATTTATCATTAGTGCAAAGCATACCTCCTTCTCCCGTAACAGATAATTTAGCTCCTTG